CTGCGGCCACCGGCTGACGGGCTTCGTACCAGTGGGCGACGAGCAGCAGAATCAGATGCTTGAGGATCCCCGGCACGCTGGACCCAGACGCCCCGTAGCCGGCCGACCAGCGGACGGTGACGCTGTTCTCGTCGCCGCGGACAGCCGGCCACGCCGCGCCGTAGACCGGGAAAACCCGCCCCGGCGTGGCGTAGAAGTCCATCTGGAACGCGCCGGAGCCGCTGGTGATGGTCTGGTTGTTGCCGCCCTCGTCCCGGTACACGACCGTCACCGTGGCGTTCTGCATCGGCGGGCGCGGGAGGATGATTTCCCAGATTGGGAACGTGTCGTAGCGGGCCTCCCAGACCGCCGAAATCATCGAAATATCGAGAACGTCCTCGACGTACTGCCGGGCCGTGAAGATCAGCGTGGTGATGTAGGCGTCGTCCGTGTCGGTATCGACGCGGCACTGCACCTTGGCTTCGGACAGCGTCACAGGCTCGACGGACGGCGCCGTGTGCCGGTAGAGGCTTCGGTATGGCGTGATGCCGGACTCAGGCTGCCTCGGGCTGCCGTAGGTGATCGTGACGGTCACTTGAGCCTCTTCTTTCCTTGCGGGTACATGGCCTTTTCGGCCCTGCTCTCAACGGCGGCCGTCTCCTCGTCCCTGTCCTCGACGCGGATCACAAGGCCGCGTGAAAGGAGGATGCGGGCCATGCCGTCCCCCCACTCAAACTCCTGCCCTTCCTTGTAACCGCCGAACGGCCGGATGATGCGGACTCTCAATTGAGGAACCCCCACGCTTCTTCGGGCGGCGTCTTCTGCTTGTTCCAGAAGTCCGTCGTGTGCTGCTGGATCTTGCCTTCCGCGGCAGAACGCGACGGCCATGTAATCATCAGTTCGGCGTGGCCGACGCTGACATGGGTGGCGATGCCGAGTTTGTTGCCGGAGGCCGAGAACTTCTTCCAGAAGTAGATGTCCTCGTCCGTGTGGCCGCCGGTGAACGTGCCTTCGGCGTTCGCCTCGGCGATGAACCAAGGCTTCTGCATCCTCTTGATGGCTTCAGTGCGGATGAACGTGCATCCGAAGTGGGCCGTCTCGACAGGCTGCACAGGCTTGCTGAACCAGTCGTTTTCGACCGTCGTCTTGTCCTCTGGCTTGATGCCCGGGAGGGCGAACATGACGGCGTTCGACTCCCGCTTGGTCTGCAGCGGGGCGATGGCGTCATACCCCGAGTGCATCAGCAGCGCCAGCAGGCCCTCGACGGTGCGGGCGGTGAAGATCGTGTCGTAGTCGATGGTCAGGACTACGTCGTGCGTATCGACGACCTGCTCCATCGTCATCTGGAGGCACTGGCCGAAAAACGCCCCGGTGTATTTGATCGGGGCGATCCCGTGCGGCGCGAGCGCCTGCGAGATGCAGAAGAAATTGTCCGTGAAGCCGAGGCGAGGGACGCTCATGAGAGCGGCGACCTTCACCTCGGCTTCACACTGACCTACGCGAACCAGCATCGCTTTCGCTCCTTGTGAGGAGCGGGCGCGCATCCTTGCGCCTTTGTCGGCCATCGTGGCCGTCCCGCTTGTACGGGACTAGCCAACGATTCGACCGATGACACCAGCGTCCGCAGCACTGACCGGCGACTCTTCGCCGCGGCCAAGGCGGCCCACGATAGCCACCGTCGCCGAGGCGCCGGGGGTGTAGGACACCTTCAGGTAACGCTTGCGGGCGCGGGTATCGACATCCATCCCGAGGATGGCCGCCGACGCCGTGCCGGCCGCACTCACGGCCGGAATCGTGAACCCGCCAGTGCCGCCGCCGACAAAGGCGGTGACGTTGGTGAAGTTCGCGGCGCTCTCGTCGGACTCCTCGATCTTGACCGCGCTGGCAAACACCGTGCTGGCGTTGCTGGCCCGCACGACGCTGATGCTGGCGTGATCGTAGCCAATCGTGTCAATCGTCAGGGTGGCGGTCGCCGTGGCCCCAACGGCAGCCGTGGGGAGTTCGGCGACGACCTTGTGGTTCTGTGCGTGGATCATTTTGCTTCAGGCTCCTTTATCACGACGCGGCAGACTTGAGGGCGACGACCGGGCCGACCTCCGAAGTGCTGCCGAGGCTGTGGTGGTTGATGTCGAACCGCATGGTCCCTTGGAGCAGCAGTTGATCCGTGGTGGCGTACACCTGATCGAACAGCCGCACCGAGAAGTCCCGACGACGGGCGTAGATGCTGGACAGGCTCATGTTGCCGAACAGCACCTTGACCTTGTTGGTGTCGGCGCCGAGCGTGCTGTTCATTACATGAACCAGCCGGACTGGGTATCCGAGCCAACTGTCGGTCGCGCCGGCGCCGAGGTCGCCAGCGGTGTTGCCACCGGCGGCGTACTTCAGGCGGCTGATCGACGAGGCGTAGCCGGCCGGCGAGACGTACCACGCAGCGCCCTGACGGGCGTAGAGCGGCAACTTGCCGATCACGGCGAGGAAGTCCTCGATGTCGAGGGTCTCAAACGCCGTGTTGCCAGCGATGGCCGACACCACGGAGGCGGTGTGGGTGCCGTCGTTGATCTTGTTGACGATCCCGTTGATGCCACCGTAGGTCGAGGTGCCATCACCGAGCCAGCCGCAGGTGTCGATCTTGTAGGCCAGCGAGGTGGCAAACTCAGCCGCCACGCTGTCGGCCAGCGACACCAGAGCGTCCTCGACGACCTCGGTGGACATCCGGCAGGAGACGCCCAACTTCTTCGCGACGAGCGACACGTTGCCGTAGGTCGGCTCGCTCTCGGTGTGGCTCGACCCCTCGCCGATGAAATAGGCCGTAGTGCCAGACAGCCGCTTCGGAATCACCATCGTGTCGCGGTTCATCGACACGTTCTCGGCGGCACCGGGGAAGGTGCCGTAGGTCTCGACCAGCCGGATCACCCGGCTGGCGAACTCCTCGGGGACCAGCGCACCGCCGGCCGAGTTGCTGCCCTCGTTGAGGGCGCGGCTCTCGACGCCGTTGTCGCGGCACCACCGGAGGTCTTCCTGATTGCGGAACACCGTCGCCCGCAGCCAGCGGCCGCAGCGGTAGGCGCTCTCGACGGCTTCGGGGTTGTCGTTGAAGGCCCGCAGGGTCGTGTGATGCGGGTTGATGCCCCGAATCTCGACCTTCTTCGTCTGCTCGGCCGGGGCGGCGGCAGCCGCCGGGGCGGGGGCGGCCCGCTCGACGACCGCACGCAGTTCCGCCTCCTTGGCGGCCAACTTCTGCTCAAACTCAAGGTCGGCCTTGACCTTGTCGGCCTCGTCCGTCAGGCGCCGGAGTTCGGCGGTCTGCTCCTCGGAACGCTCCTCGCAGTCGGCGAGTTCGTTGAGGCGGGCGGCGATCGCCGCGGCACGGTCCTGAAGACGCTTGAGGTTGGAAGCCATTTGGCTGTTGCTCCTTTTTTGAGCCAGCCAAACGCAATCGCGGCGGCTGGCGGGGGTTCCCGCAAGCACGCCGCGACAAGAATCCTCAAGTCGCTCGCACTGCTCTCCGCGAAATCCATCGCGGAGCGGTTATGTCTCTCTGTAGCCTAGCAAGGGCGCTGCTAGGCGTGCAAGTCAGTCGGCGGGCGGAGGCGGCGGGGCCTCAAACTGGATCGGCCCAAGCCCCTCGACCTTGCACTTGATCCCCCAAGTGTTCAGGAAGTCGGCCGCCATCGGGTACAGGTCTCCGTACTCGCGGCCAGCAATAGTCGTTGAATCGAGGTGTTTTTTGATGTCTGGAAAATGCCCAGAGAGCATTTGCAGCGCAGTCAGCCCCTGCTCTGAAGGCCCCTCCAAGTCCCACACAAGTGAGCGATCGTCAACAAATACGGACCATCCACTGCCGACAATTTTTGCGCTCATTTCAAAGTACGCCCGCGAGGATGAGTATTGATAGATCGAAACCATGCCGAGCGCGTTTCCGAAACGCAGCCGGTTCTTTGTAGACGTATTCTATCCCTGTCGAAAACACCTCTGTTCCGCGATTAATTCTTGGTCTATTTGGGTATTTGTCGCGAGTAGCCTTGTCGTATCCGCAATCAGAGTACCTGCACGCGTAGCCGAGATGGCTAGGGTCACTAAGACGTTCTACGGTCAGGTCTTTTCGCATCTCTCCGGCTTTGTAGACGCATTCGTAGTACGAGCATGAATCTATGCCCATAATCTTCGCGCCTTGGTTGTCGGAAAAGAATCTGTTTGCGCGCTTCGTGAAGTCTTCGTCTAGAGCGCGAAGCGTTCTTGCGTCGGCGTTTTCCATGGCGTGTCCATACTCGTGAACGGCCGTCTTTCTGAATGTAGATTTAGACGAGGCGCCGATCGTCACGATCTCGCCATCTCCGTCATGAGAGCCGCCGCCGCCAGTACGAAGATCTATCTTTTGCCTTGCAATTGTCTTTGCGTGCTTTGGAGATGCTACGCGAGACAGCCATCGCCACGCATCCGAAAGCCCGACCCTCGCTGCGTCAATGTCTGCGCTGGACACGCCAAACCTGTGCGAAATAGAGTAGTCCTTGGGATCGCTTGAGACAACAGCCGTGCCGCCTGAATGCGCTTTAGTGAACTCTCCAATCAGATCATGAATTCTTCCGTTCCTGTCGCGGTCGAGTTGTTCCAGCCTATCTTTGCTTGACTCAATTTCCCTTTTTATTGAGTCTTGGCGTTCCTTCCATTCTGCGCGATTAGAGTTGAATGACGTGCGATCGTCTTCGTGGCTGCGCAGGCGGTCGCGGAGTTTCTGTTCTTCCGCCGCTACCTGTGCAATCTTCGCCTCGTAGTACGCCTCTATCTTTTCAGACTCCGCATGAAGCCTGTCTAGATCTTTCCTGTGCCTGCGGATCTGAAACTCGACCTCCGTCTCGCCCGACTCCTTGCTCGCACTGTCCGCTTTTCCAGAAAATACGCTTGCTGGCTTTTCAACAACCTTGAGCCGCTCGTTCGCCTTCTTGACGCGGATGGTCTGGAGCATCGCGGCGCGCTTCTTGGCGGCCGCATCAGCGGCGGCCTTCTGCTCGGCGGCGTCGCGCTCGCCTTTCTGGGCCTTGCGCTCGGCCGCGGCCTTGCGCAGGCCCTCGATCCGCCGGCGCTTGACATCGACAGCCTGCTGCTTCTGCTTGGCGACCTTCTCCTGCTGGGCCAGCACCTTGGCGCGGGCGAGGTCGGCCTTGGCGTTGGCGCCCTTGAGGGCGCCGCCTTGAGACAGCGGTTTCTGCGGGATCCCGTCTTCCTTGGCGCAGTTGTTGCCGGCCTTGAAGCCGCCAGACCCAGTGCCGCAGCCAGCCGACGGCCCCATCTTCGCCGGCCGGCGGCCAGCGAGTTTCACTTTCTTCTGCTTGCGCGGGCCGCCGCCGCGGCGCAGTTCAATCGCCGCCCGCAGTTTAGCGAGGAAGTCCATGGGCGGCCGTCTCCAGTGCCTTTGCCTTGAGGCGAGCCGCTTCCGCCGCTGGGTCGATGCCGCGCTTGGCCGGCTCCGGCAGACGCTCCTCGGGGATGATCCACAGTTTGCAGACAGCGTTCGGGTCGATCTGGCCCTCGACAACGTCACAGGCGCCGTTCTCGTTCCAGAACACGCAGTTCTGGCACTTCATGCCACGCTCGGCGAACGGATTCTCGGTCATGTAATGGGCGCCGTCTGGGCCGCCCTGCGGCCACGGGCCGTTCTCGACGGCGATCTGCTCGACGGCCTCGTAGAGGGCGAAGTTGGCCGGCGACAGGGACTCCATCGACGCTTCTTCTTCGGCACGCGACTCCATGGCAGCGACTTTGCGGGCCGCCCAGTTCTTCGCCGGCGTACCACCCCACAGCAGCCACGCCACGAATCCCGGCTTCTCCTCGCCAGCCTTGTCCCAGCCCGGCGACTTGCTCGCCGATTCGTGCCTCGCGAACCACGCGTTCATCTCGCGGACATGGTCGTCGGTCAGTTCCTCGCGGCGGGCGATTTTGTTGGCTCTGGCGACCGTCTCGGGCTTCAGCCCGTCGCCCGACTTGCCTTCCTCATGGAGGCGCAGGCCACGCTTGGCCGCCGCCGCCATGCCGGAGGTCGGCTTGAGGCCGACTGACCGCTGGTCGATGAACGCCGGAGCCTCGCCCATGACGTTGCTCGCGGACACCAGTTCGCTCATTTTCTTGGCGACGAAGTAGTCCGACTCCTCCCAGACGCCGTCCTCAAAGTCGTACTTCCGCACCAGTGCGGCCGGATCGTCCGGCGTGGCCTCAATCGGCTCCTCTGAGTAGTCGCCGATGGACCCTTCCGACATGACGTACTCGACGCGGCCGACGCCACCATCCCACGCCACGAATTCGCCGGCCTCGTACATGGCTCGGCGGGCCATGTCCAGCGCACGCTTGCTCACGAACGTCTCGGTGGCTGGGTACGCCGGCCGCAGGACTGGGCCGACATCGAACAGCCCGTCAAAGTCAACGATTTCTCGGAGTTGGCGGCCGTCGGCCATCCGCGTCCACTTCTCGCCTGCGCCCTTCACTTTGAAGGCGAAGGACGATCCGCGCACGTCACCACGCTCGATAGCCTCCACGACATCAGCGCGGCTCTCAGGAGCGTCGATTTCATAGCGCAGACCACGCTCATCGACGGCGAGACGAAGAGTTCCGGATGACTCGCGGCCAAGGAGGAACATCGGCTCATGGTTGTAGAGGGCAACAACGTCGGTTCCACGCTTGATGACATTGTCAAATGCTCCGGGGAGGATCCGCTCCACGAACCCACCCAAGTCCTGCGAGTCGCTGGCAAACAATGCCGCATAGCCGCGGATGACGGTCTTCTTCTTGCCGGTTTTGTCGCACAGACAGCGCTCGACTGCCGTGTCGGCCTCGATCAGCCGTCGCTCAACGTCTTCTCGACTCTGCTCGTCCATGACTCAAGAACCTCCTCGTATGGGCGGCCGCTGCGATGGCACGACAGCAGCAACTCCCGCGTCTCGTCCATCCATGCGGTCGCGAATTCCTCGATATGTAGCCCGGTGGCCTTTGCGGAGTCGCACAGTTCCGTCCGCATCCGCTTCTCATGCGCCTCCAGCCACGCCGCGAGTTTGGCCGGCTTGTTGCGCCGCTCGGCAATGCCGGATGCCTCGATGGCCGCCAGTTTCCGCAGCGTCTGCTTGAACAGGACGCCGGCGGCCGACCGGGCGGCGTCCACGGCCGGCTCCTCGGCGGCGGGCGCCGGCTCTTCGGCAGGCGCCGGTGAAGCCTCTGCCGGCGGCGCAGTCTCTTCGGCCGGCGGCGGCTGGACGACGAACGACTCCAGCAGGGCCATGTTGACCTGCACGAACCGCTTGTCGCCGTGTTCGATCGGGTTCATGCCCTCGCTGGATCGGATCTCGTTGATCGACATCGCACCGAGGTTCCACAGTTCCCGGTAATACTGGGCGCGGCCGGCGTTGTCGCCCCGAAGCAGGCCGCGGACATCGAACTCGGCGAAGTAGTTGTCGTCGTCCGAGATGAGGTCGCGCCGCACGGCACCCTCCCAGCGGCGCAGCCACGGGACGAGGGTGAACGTCACGAAGTCCAGGCCCTGCTGCTCCACCGAGGAGTACGAACTCTTCGTCAGGTCGCCGATCATGTAGACCGGCACTCTGTAGGACCGGGCGATGTCCTCGACTTGATAGCGGCGCGTCTCGATCAGTTGGCTGGATTCGTTGCTCCCAGACAGTTCTTTGATCTTGATGCCGTGCGGCAGGACGGCCGTTCTGTTGCCGTTCTTCGGGCCGCCGCCGTGAATGTCGTCCCACGACTGCCGCAATCGCTGGGCCGTCTCGGGCTTGAGCGGCTGATCGCTTTCTAGGACGATACCCGGCCTAGCGCCGTTCCCGAAATACGCGCCGCTGTGTAGTTCGGTGGCCCTCGCGAGAGCGATGGCCTCGCGGGAGATGGTCGTCGGGACGTAGCAGTTCACGCCGTCCTGCGTCATCCACGGGATCCGGAAGATCTGATCCTGCGAGTAGACAGTCGGCGACGCCTTGTCAGGTTCCTTGTAGAGGAACCGCAGGCGACCGTTCTTGATCCGCTCCACCGTCATCCGGCTCGGGTGCAGCGGCCACAGTTCGGTCACGGACCCCAGCCGGCCGGGGCGGATCTCGGCATAGGCCGCGCCCCAGAGGAGGCACCACGACTGCATCAGTTCGCGGAACTCAAAACTGGTCATCCACGCGTTCGGCTGCTCCGACAGCACCTTGTGGAGCGGCATCCCATCGGCCACTTCCTTGCCGCCGGCAATCAACTTGCGGTAGAGCGAGAATGGCAGCGAGGCCACCGACTCCGACACCACGCGGACGCAGGCGAGGACGGCGCTGCACTGGAGGGCTGTCTCCGGCGAGACGCTGATGCCGGAGACGGTTTTCTTGCTCTCGCTGATTTCCTCAAAGACCCGCGACAGGCCGCTGCGGACCTCAAGAATGTCGTCGATCGCGGCGGCTTCAGGTTCCACTACAGCACCAGAATTTCGGGTTCTACCTGCGGCCCGTGAACTTCGCCGCTAGAGAGCGACAGGGCCATGCAGAGGGCGACGATTCCGTCGATGCGGCCGATGTCGTGGGAAGACTTTTTGACGGGCTTGATAAGTCCTTCGTCATTCGTCTTCACCTGCACGTTGCTGGCCTGCCACATCAGTACCGGGTTGCCGCCGTGACGAAGGCTGCCAGTGATTGTGAGGTTCTCAAGGAGGCGCGTCGGCGCATTCATCGGGCCAAAACCCTGTCCGAATGGGTGGACTGTGACCCCTTCGGCCGAGAGTTGGGTCATGAGATGGACCGCGTTCCAGCGGTCAATCGCCACGCCCTTGACCCAGTTTTTCTCGCAAAACTCTAGGATGTAATCACGAATCTCGTCGTAATCCGTGATGTCTCCATCTGTAAGTCTAACAAAACCGTCTTTGGCCCATGGGCCATACGGCACCCGGTCGGCCTTCTCGCGCTTGCCGGCGTTGTCGCCTGGAATCCAGAACGTCGCCTGAACGTCCACGCTGCCGTCCTCGTCGGGCCAGACGGCGACGAAGGCCGTGGTGTCATAGGTACTGGCGAGGTCAAGGCCGCAGTAGCATGGTCGGCCGGCCGTGGGCCGGAGCGGCGTGCTGCACGCCTCAAACACCCCGTGGCGGAAGAACTTTTCCTCGGAGGTCGTCCACTGGTTCAAGTGGAGCCGGCGGAAGGTCATTTCGTCGCTCGTCGATTCCCGTGCCTTGGCGGCCATCTCGCGGAAGTAGTCCTCCTTGATGGTCACGCCGAAGTTCGGGTTCGCCATTTTCCAAGTTGCTTCGTCAAACGGGTCTGCGTCCGGCGGCGCCGCGTAGATGCAGGGCAGGAAGGTGGAGTCTTCGATGATGCCGTCGCGGACCTTCTCGGCGTACTGCCAAATCTGGAAGCAGATGCTCTGCCGGTCGAAGCCGGCCGTGGTGATCAGAATGGTCAGCGGCTGCCGTCTGGCACCTGTACTTGTGGTCAATACGTCGTATAGTTCCCTGTCCTTCTGGACATGGAATTCGTCGAACAGGATCATCGAACAGCCGTAGCCGTGCTTGCTCGCCGCCTCGCTGGAAATGACCTTGAGGACGCTGTTGGTGGACGGGACGGCGAGGGCCTTGCGGTACGGCTTGATGATCGACGACAGCGTTTCGCTGCCCTCGACCATCTGCTTTGCGGCATCGAACAGAATCGAAGCCTGCTCCCGGTCACCGGCCACGCAGACGATCTCGGCCCCGGGCTCGTTGTCGGCGACCAGCCCAAACAGCCCAATTCCGGCAGACATCTGCGTCTTGCCGTTCTTGCGACCGATCGCCAGCAGGGACTGGCGGTACTGCCGCGAGCCGTCCTCACGCTTGGTGTTGAACAGTTTCCCGAGGTAGTCGCGCTGCCACGGGAAAAGTTCAAACGGGCGGCCGGCGAACTCGCCGCGCGTATGACGGAGGCAGGAAATGAAGTCTCTTACGTCAGCCACCGGCCAGCAGCGCCTTCATCGGGTCTGCCGACTTGGCCTGACGGTCAACGACGGCCATTCCTAGGCGCGTCCTGTCGGCGGGCGTGAACCCAAGGACCGACTCCAACTGCCTCAACTGTTCGTGACAGGCTGCCGACTGCGCAAAGAACGGGGAAGGCTTCGCTGCCTTCTCCTCGCCCTGGCGGCCCGTCATCGAGTGAAAATGAATCGCCGACTTCGCCAGTTCCTCCTCGGCCGAGTACCAGCGGTCCAGCGTGACCGCGTAGCGGAGGACGGAGTGCTTGTCGGTCTTGGTCAGGACCCCCATGGCGTCGAGGTGCCTGCAGGCTT